ATGAGCATCTTTGCGCCCCACAACATTGAAACCATGAACGAGGATGATGTTTCAGGTGAGCTTGTCCGCCCGCTGTGTCGAGCGCTTGGCTACAGTCAAGGCAATCCAGACGCTAACCTTCGAAGCCAAATCTCCCTCCAGTATGATAAAGCGTTCTTAGGGCATAAGAACGGGGAAAAGGATCCCGTTCTTCGCGGCCGCCCAGATTTTGTGTGTGAGGTAGTTTCTTATGCACGTTGGGTAGTTGAGGCTAAGAAGCCTGCTATCGAGCTTTCGCAAGATGACAGCTATCAGGCGCATACATACGCCACACACCCGGAAATCGCCGCCGAATTTTACATGCTCACGAATGGCCGGGAGTTTCGTCTTTATCGCGTAGGCAATCCAGATGCGCCAGCGTTGACGTGGCAAAAAGACGAGACTGACGACATGCTCCCGGCACTGAGAAATTTCTTAGGTCCCGAGCCGATGAAGAAACGAGCAAACGTCAAAATCGATATGGGGAAACCGTTAGGGGCGGGTCTCGGATCGAGTGCGGAAATTGTCGGCGGGCATGTCGTTTATGAAAAGTCGGTCGCCACGATCCCGCTTGGCACAAAGATGGATGGACTTACAAACGCTGTAACTGGCCGTTCTGTATCACGCAATGACAAAGGTCTTATCGTTGCTCTAGTGGACGTCAAGTCTGCGTTTGTTGGCTTGGACGAACTGCATAAAGCTTCGGGATTTTATCCCCTGACATTTAGCACTGCGGACGAGTTTCTTTCAGACGATATTCAAAAACCAACATTGATGCAGAACATTATCAATATCGTTTTACCAGCAGGAACAACGTTCCCTACAACGCTTTTAGGTCCGGGAGGAACTTTACCCATAAACGTTGAGGCCGATTGCTATACTCAAGCGCTGGGGTTTGTGGATGGCAATGTTTTCAGGGGAACGTATTTTGTTGACTACGAATATCGCTTGATCGCACCTCCGTATATAACTCTTCCTTTCCGAAAATTCGAGATGAGGACAGAGGGGAGATTCGAGATTAATTTTAAGTGATAGCAGTCCGCTAGTCACCGTTCCCACCTAGCCATCATAGCATCTATCTTCGGCTGCACACGCTGCCGGGCCTCTTTTCGCCGGACGCCGACCGCCCTTGCGAATCCCCCAATTTACGCGCAACTTGTGATGGGGAAAATTGGGGATGGTTCTTTGTCGGTTGATAGCCTTTTGCGCCTCAGCACGCCGCTCATATCGATTCTGCTGGCCTTGTCATTGCCTTTCATCATCGGAATGGCACTTAAGAACCGACAGAGGCCGAACGGTGAAAGCAAGGGCATTGGATGGCAGTTCATCCGCTACACGACCGTTGCCACCTCGCTGCCCATAATTGCGCTGCTTGCCCTTAACGATGCCTTTACTGGCGAAGTGGGGACAGTGATCGCGGGCGTCATGGGATACGCATTTGGCAAGTCGGATGAAACGAAAAACAATGATTAGGCGGTGGTGAGATGAACAAAGCGCTGCATTGGTTTATCCGCATATGGGCCAGTATCGTCATTCTCGTGAACGTCGCCGCGATTGTCGGCATGTTCCTGAATGACGGCTTTTGGGGCGGGCTGGGTCGAATGCAGGATACCTACAGCCCATTCAATATCTTCAATTGGATTATGGAAGTCGTGCTTCTCGCGCCTGCATTGCTTGCGGCGTGGTGGCTTGAGAAGCGGAAACAGCGGGCGACCGCTACAGGCGAGGTGTGAAATGGGCGGCGAAGCGATGTATGAAGACGACGATGGTGCGGCAGCTATTGCCGCGTATTGGCGTGTGGATGTCGATCTGCTGAACGATGCCAACTGGGAACTGGAATCGCTCGACGGCAACGACGGCGAGATTTACGGCTATTTGGTCCGGTTTGACGACGATACCGATGAAGAGCTTTTGCTTGCCCTTGGCCTCCAACCCGGCGAGTTCACGCGGGAAGTAGGTTTGAACGCCTTCGATACACCTGACTACGATCCTGAAAGTTAGTTCGCACTTAGCGGCGCGGCGATCTGAGCCAAGTGCAAAAAACCATGATTGCAAAACCGACGAGCGAAGCGATTCCGGCAACCGCCCAAAGCTCGTAGCGCTTGCCCATGATCGGTATCTTGATGATGCCGAGTGCCGGAACAAACACGCCCCAAAAGCACAGCAACATGCACCCGCAAAGAGCGAAAATGAAGGTCGTTTCTATCGGCGAGGCTGCAAACTCGCCGAACAAGCTCTTTCTAAAATCCGGCTTCGTGAAAAGCTTATAGATGCCGACAACTGCGAAGCCGGTCATCATCAAAGCAATAATCGCACCCATCGCCTTCAGTCCTGCCGGGCGTCGGTCTGTGTCTGGCGAAGCAGTGTAGCCTTTTCCTTGCCTACGCCGACGCGGTTGCCGACGAGGCCAAAGAACAGTGTCATGATGAAGACCGCGAACCACCAACCGGCGAAGGCCGTGCCAAACACTGCGATGCCGAGGCCGGGCATCACCATCGTCGCCAGCGCCAGTCCGGCGATGACAAAAGAGGTCGTCCATTTCTGTTGCATGGTCGTCCACGCCAGCCGGACGAACTGACGAGCCATAAAGCGCGCCGTGGCACGATAGTCGAATTGCATTGATAGAATCCCCTGCCTACGCCCGATTGTGCATGTGTTCGTAGGTGTAGACAAGAAAAACCCGCCGAGGGTGTTGGGCCACGCCTAGGATGCACCCATCTTCCAACTAGCCATCATCGCCCGCACTCGCGGCTGGACTCGCTGCCGAGCATCCTTGCGATGCACGCCGACCATGAGCATTTGATCATAGTCAGTGAATTCGTGTCGAAGGTGGTTCTGTATCGTAACGTCAACTGCTGCCTCGATTGACACACCCTTCCAGTTTTTCGGGCGAGTGCAGATTTCCCTAGCGTAATAAAGAACAGCGGCTTCCGGGCACCGGGGATACTCCCGCCGGATGAAGTATTCGACTTCATACTGGTGGAACCACTGCCTGTTGCGCCGCTCGCGGCGTTCTTTACGCCGCTGCCGTTTGCTCATTGCGGCGCGTTCCTGCGACGATTCTCAACTATGACCGCTATCAAGCCCGCGATGTAGTTTGACCATTCAAAGATATCGCGGTCGTTCCATTCCTTACGGGTCATGCGTCTGGCCTCATTCAGCGCTTCGCAGACGATGCCGCCAATCGTGCCTCGCATGAGGTCGTCGGCGTCTGTCTCGCTCATTCCTTCGTATTTGCTGGACATAGGGGAGCTCCAAAAAGAAAAAGGCCCGCCATCATGGCGGGCTAAGCGCTGTTTCTTGATCACGAATTGTTACAACTCAAGCGACCGCAAACATTTCGCCCTCATCGTGTCCGGCAAGAGCGCTCATGGGCCAAATGCCGAGACCGCCGAGGGCTTCAATGATTTGCGTGCGAAGGTCATCTGGGCGTTCAGGATCGAAGTCGCGGGCAATGGCCTCAAGCTGGTCAACAGTGCGATTGTAGCGATCTGTTGCGGTATAAATCTGTGTGTCTGTCATTTTTCGGTCTCCTGCCAAATCAGTAACCCTCCATTAAACACTAGCGTTTATTCCGTCAATAAACGCCAGTGTTTATTTTCTCGATATGTGCTAGGCAATCCGCAAGATCGATCAAAGACAAGGAAGACAGCATGGGCAGACCGCCTTTGAATATGAGGGTTACGACTATTCGTCTCGCGGACGAGACGCTGGAACAAATTGACGCCTTGGTAGGCAAGCACCATCGCCCGGCCTTTATCCGAAGGGCGGTAGAACGAGAGCTTGAGCGAGTGAAAAGCGAAAAAGCCGCTGACGAAACATGAGGGGCTTCAGGGTGCCAGCCGCAATAAGATGGAAGCCTTTGCGGCTGGCGTTCTCGGTTCTCCAAAATCCACAACAGGGCCAGAAATCCCGTTGCATATCCACTTATAGTGGGATTGCCGGGCGAGCGCGCCAGATTGTCGGAAAAAGTCAGGCCGCGCCGCGGGATTTTTTTTAAAAGAAAGGCTGTCAGGTATTCAGGCGGAAAGAAGCTGAAGAAATCTCTTAATGCCTGATGCTCATCTAGGAATTGGACATAGCTTCACCTAGCACACAGGAAAGACGTAAAGACCTATCGGTAAGCGTCTCTCCTGTGCTCTAGGTGAAAGCCTGTCCAAAGTCTCAAATTCTCATCTGAGGCCACCATAGAGCCACCATATGACGGGGCGCTAGGGGAGAACATACTAGACTTCGGCAACCTGTTTCGAGGTAAGCGGGGGTCAGCCTGTCCGCTTTTATGCCTAGCTTCATGATCCTTGCGGGACCAACTGGCGTAAGAAACATCGAACCAAGCCTAGCGATCCGATGCCCTTTGCAGGTTGTAATGCTCAACAGAGCCTGCACCTACGATCCTGATCTTTATGGCTTGAAATCATCGGCGGCTATGCCAGCCTATTCAGAGAGCGAAATAATCAGGACCGCTTTTAATCAACCATCTTTGGATGACTTGGCTAATATAGCAACAATCGACTTGAGCAGCAAAGAAATATTTTAAAAAATATGTGCAATCGTTCGAAGAATCCGCTATAAGAGTAATTGCAGACGTTGTTATCAGAGGCGGCGAATGCATAAACCCCCAGAGAAATCAGGCTCTGGGGGTTTTGCTTTTTTGAGGCGTGGATTCACTCGAAAATCCCTCCGTCATTACTATGCTTTACGGAAAGAACTACTCCTCAAGACTTCTGCGAAAACTCCCGCAGCGAGTCCCTGAGCGGCGTATAAGGGCGCGGATAGGGAAAGACACGTCCGGACGAGCAAACGCGCTGGTGACTCGCTATGAGCAGATTAGCGGCTTCTGGTATTACCAAACGCTCCGGGCCGAGACTGACGGCGAAGTTCATCGGCCACAAGGCCACGCATCTGCTGTTCCATCTGCTTGCCCACCTGCTTTGCGAGGTCAGCATTCTGGGCCGGGTCGCCACCATTGGCGTTGACGGTGACAGGTGCCGAGATGGTAATATTCTGGATGGGCGCGGCATTGCTGTTTCCCGCCTTCAGGTCCGGCTTGCGGATGGCAGGTGCGTCGGTGACAAGTCCACCGTCTGCGTATCCGCCGAGCGCGCCACGGTGAAGCGCCTCAAGGTTTCCGACACCAATCCGGCTGGTCGCGGCCTTACTCATCACGTATTCGCCCTTGTGGACGATGCCAGCCGGTTCATACTTTCCGCCGTGGCCGGTAAATCCACCATCCGCGAAACCGAAGAGCGCGCCGAGAATGCCAGTGCCAGCGCCACCCATCAAACCACCAAGCGGCCCCTTGCCTAGAAGCGCGGCCTGAAGGGCTGCGTCAATCAAGCTGTTGATGAGGCTGCGAACCGCGCCATTCAAATCCTGCGTGCCGGTCAACAAGCCGGACAGGCTGCTGGTGAAGCTCTCGGCAAAATACTGTTGGGCGCTGCGCAAGCCTTCAGCGCTGGTGGCAACCTGCTGATTTGACGCGTCAAGCTGCTGAGTGAGCGTGATCTTCTCGCGGATTTTGGCAAGCTCTTGTTCGGAAAGGGTGATGCCTGCCCGCTTGGCTTCCTGCTCTGCCTGATACACGGCAAGCTCGATACGCTGCTGCGCTGCCGACATGCCGGAAATCGACTGTTCGAACCGCGCAAGGGCAAGCCCTTCTTCAACGGACTGGTTCAGACTCTTGCGGGCGGCGTCCTGCTGCTTGATAAGTTCGGTGCGCTGCTTCTCACTGTCGGTCGGGGCAAGCGGCTGGGGTGCGGTCGGCGTGCCGTTGTATGCATCGCGAATGGTGCCGTCATCGACGCGCCGCAATCCCTCCCATTCATTCCGAAGGCCAGCCGGATCATTGCCACGACGGCGAAGCAGCGCGCGGGCAAGTTCGTCCTGCGTCGTCTCATCAAAGAGGCGATCACCGGAAAGGCCAAGTTCCTTGATGAGACCTTCAAGGGTGCTGCCGACGATCTGATAGCGCCCCAGTGCGGAAGAACCTTTACCGTCACCATAAAGGGCGCGGTTCGCCGGATCGGCCAGCATCTGACGCTGAAGGGCGCGAACCTGATTCAACGTCATGCCGGTGAGGTTCTGTGCGCCACCCGTCCACCGGCCGTTGTCGAGGGTGGCGTTATAGTCGCCACCGCTTTCTACGCTGGCAATGAGGTCCAGAATGTTGTCGTGCTTGCCGAAGCGGGCGATGCTCTTGGCACGGTTCGCAAGGTCGGTCGCGTTCATGACTTCGCCCATGGTGCGGGCGTTGCCCACGGCCCGCTGATAAGCAGCATCAATCCCGTTCGCGGTCGCAAGGCTGTCCATTTCCGCCTTCAGTTCCGGCAAGAGCTTCTTCAGGTCAGTGAGTGCGCTCTTGAAATTAGCGGCTGCGGTGACATTCCCGCTGAACGCGCCGGACAGGCTATTGCTTGCGGACGACAATTCCTTGAGCGCCTGCTTGAATTCGTCGCTGCCGCCCTTGGCCTCATCAATCTGGGCATCAACGGCAGACAGGGCGGTGCGAAGCTGGCGAAGCTCGATGTCATTTACCAGATTGAGCGGGTTTGCTTCGGTGTCCGCGATCTGGCGAAGGATGCGCATGCGCTGATCCTGAAGGCGTTTTAGCTGCTGTTCCGGCGAATTGTAGGCAGCAATGGCTCGGTCACGCGCGCCGCCCGAAGGATCATTAATTGCACCGACGATGCGCGAAGCAACATTGACACCTTCGATAGCGGCCTGCTTCGCGTAAACCGTGAAGTTGCGCCACATGGTGGAAAACTCGCGGTCGATCCTCTTCGCGGCCTCTACTTGTTCATCGCTGAAGGTTGCGGCCTCGCTGCGCATCTTCTGGATTTCCGAGACGGAAAGGCCGAGAACCTTCGCCATCTCTTCAGCGCCGGTTCCGCCGAATACCTCATCAAGAATGCGGGTCTGTGCTGCCCGGTCCATCGTCTGAAGCTTGCCGATAATCTCATCCATGAAACGGCTGGGGTCTTTCAGCTTCTCTGCAACGTCCGTCGCGGAATAGCCGAGACGCTGGAATGCCTCTTCGGCGCTGCCCTTGCCGGTCTTCGCAAACTCATCACCGCGAATGTTCAGTTCCTTGAGGGCATCGGTCACGCCATCAATGCTCATGCCGGTTGCGGTCGCAACATAGGCCCACTGCTGCCACACCTTCGATGACACGCCAGCTTTGCGGGCCTCGCGATCCACTTCGGCAACGCTGTCGGCAATCTCTTTGAGCGCGATGGCAGCACCACCAACGCCAGCGACAAGCGCGCCACCCTTCATGAGCGGAGCGAACATGCCTTCCAGCTTCTGGCCGATGGAGGCCGAAGCCTTGCCCATGGTCTTTTCCATGTTCTGGGCCGACTGCCGGGCGCGGCCTTCCATGCGCTTGAAATTGTCGTTCGTCGCGTTTCGGGCGCGTGCCATGTCCCGCTCATATTTCGTCATGCGGGCTTCAAGGCTGACGACAAGGCGCTGCGTATCATCCATTTTGGCTATTCCTATGCTGCATCGTCCCACATGGCATCCATGCGGGCGGCGTATTCGTCGGGATCAAGTTCATGAAGGGCGGGTTGATTATCGTTCGCCGCTGCCCGGAAGACGGACAAAGCGGACGCAATCGCGCCGTCAATGTGGTTCGAATGGCGGGTGCCTTTGTGCATCGTGGTCAGTTCGCTGGCGCTGGTCGCACGCTTCACCACGACGCTCTCGAAATGATTGCGAAGGATCGGGTGCGCACCGTGCCGGATGCGACGGCCATTCACGACGCGCTCAAGGTCGCAGATTGGGCCGTGCATGTGCTTGGCCGTCTGCGGAAGCTGAAGAACGGTAATGCCGTGATCGATGAGCTTACCCATGAGCGGCCCGGCAAGCGACGGGTCAAAGATGACTTCGCGCACGTCATAGGTTGCGCAAAGGTCAATAATCTTGTCGGCAATCACGTCCGGTTCGATGACGGGGCCGTTGATGACGTTCAAAAGGCCATCGTCACGCCAGCGGGTATAGGGAACCTGTTCAACCTTGGCTTTGTCCTCCAAACCTTCGGACGGCAGGAAGAACCAAGGGTGCACGGCAATGCTGCCATCGTTATGACGCCACGCACCGACAATCGCGGTCAGGTCGCCGGAACGGGATAAGTCAACGCCCAGCCAGCACGGCAGGGCCTCAAGCTCGGCAAGGTCAAAGTTCGGATCGCGGCCCGCATCATAGACGGCCATGTCAAACAGGGGATCGCGGGAAGCGGCCTGCCACATATTGAGGTGGAATTGCTGGAATGCGAAGCGTTCGGCAGGCCGGTGTTCGGCCTCGCGTGCCATGGTGCGCAAACCGCCAAGATCGGGAAAGCCATGCGCAAGGCCGGGATTGACCTTGTGCCATACCGTCTCATCGCGCCAATCGTCGCCGGGTTCCGCTTCGAAGATGATGGGCAGGAAAGAAGGGTCGTCAATCTCGCCGGTCGCAACCTTGCGGGCATAATCGTAAAGCTCGAAACCGATATTCTCCTGTCCACGGCCTGCGGTCGTGGCGATAATCATGAGGGTGTCGGGAACCTTCGCCATGCCGGACTTCAGGGCTTCCCAAAGGTCGCGGCCCTTCCAAGCGTGGATTTCATCAACAAGCACAAAGCTGGGCGTCTTGCCGTGCTGTGCAGCGCCATCGCTGGAAACGGCCAGCAATTCCGCCTTATTGGGGCGACACATGATCTTCTTTGCGGAATTATGGGCGTCATAGATGCGGGTCGCTGCAACAATACGGCGATCCTCGCGCACGATGTTCGCGGCCTCCTTGAAGCCGATACCGGCCTGTTCACGGTCGGACGCGGCAAAAATGGCCTGTCCAGCCGGGCGGGCTTCTGGCCCGATGGTGTGGAGAAGCGCCCACGCTGCCGCGATACTGGTTTTGCGGTTGCCACGCGGAAGCATGAGGAAAACGGTGCGGACGATGCGGGAACCGTCCGGGTTACGCGGGCCATAGATGCGCCGCGTCATGCGTTCCTGAAAATCGTAAAGCTGGAAACGGCCCTTCGCTGCGGTGCTGGCCGGATGCTTCAGCGCTTGGATGAAATCAACGGCCTCCTGACCGTAGCCGAAGGGGTCATCAATGGCGCTACCGTCATAAATCCAGTGCGGGAACGCGCTCTTAGGCATGGGCGCGGCCTCTGCCGACACTCATGGGGTTGTCGTCATCATCGTCATTGTCGGATGCGCTGCCGATGCGGGTGCGTGACGTGGGCGTAAGGCCGTATTCCGCCGCAAGCTGGCGGGCCGTCTGGGCGTATCGGATTTGCAAGCCGCCAAGCTTCAGGTCAGGGACAGGCAGCGCGGCCATCGCGGATGCGATCTGCTTCACCGCGCCTTCGGCAATGCAATAGTTCTCCACGCCACCGAGATTGTCGCGGGTGATAATACCGCGCTCAATGAGGCTGGGCATGATCCGCTTCCACTCCGCACGCGCATAGGCCGTGAAGTGCTTCGGCGGGGCCGGTGCCTTCGTTAGTGCGCTGCTATCGCGGAAAATGGGCGGCTTCACGCCGCGAAGGTGGGTCACTTCAGGGCCTCGCCGCGAAGTTCCAGCGCATGACGCCTGCCGATGGTCTTGATTTCCTTAATGCCGAAGCCGGTGCCATCGTAGGTAACGCGGTCGGCGGTCGTGATGCCAGGGCGATAACGGACACGAAAAATCACAGTGCCGGTCTCTGCCTCGCCAAAACCGGTAAAGAATTCGCTGGCCGTCTGCTGAGTGACTTCCGCCCACACGGTTGCAACGGGCGTCCACGCCTTGACGACGCTGCCGGACGGGTTCACGGTTTCAGTCTGGCGCTCAATGGTGATGCGGCGGTTCATCATGCCGATATTCAGCATCAGACAGTCCACCGAATGAGAGCTTCGACCGACAGGACGCCATGACCATGGACGGGGTCAGGATCACGCGGGAACCGCGATGCCGTGACGCGGAAATGATCGCAATAGCCGCCTTCGATCTGAAGGTTGCGCTTGTCGAGGGCAGCGGTCACGGTGCCTGCAATCTCTTTCGCGGAGTCCGGCCCGGCGTCCAGCGTCCAGATATGCAGGTCCAGATATACCCACGCCGTGCGCTGGGCGGTATAGTCGTGGCCATGCAGGGCGGTGTTGCCGTCACTCATGATAATGCAGGGGGTCTTATCGGGCCGCGTGCTGCCTGCCCGGATATGATCTGCCGGAACAAGGTCGGTCACGTCCTGCTTGCCGATGAGGCGGGTGCGGATAGCGGTCTGGAGGGCAAGGGTCGGTTCAATCACGGCCTTCTTTGCGGCGCGGTTGATCCGGTTCTGAAGGCGCTTGCGGAGAAGGCGAAGGGCGGGCCAAAAGAAGGGCTGGGCTTCCGCGTTGCTGGTGCCGTATTCGACAAGGTGCGCATAACGCACATCGCTGTTGCCAGCCGTCACGATGACTTCCGTGTCGCCTGCAACGCGACTGCCACCCGGTTGCGAATAGGCGGGCGTAGCGTGGCCGGGCGTGGTCACGGCAATGCTGTCGATGAGCGCGCCGGTGTCGCGGGACGTTTCGGCAAGGGTCTTTTGGGCGTCGGCAAGCTCATTGCCGGACTTCAGCAACGCCGGAATGACGGCCTCACGTGGGGCGCGGGCAATCCGGTCAAAGGCTGCTAGGGTTTCGGCAAGGCCGTTTTCGCTCTTATTCGCCATCGCCAAACCACCGTTCGCGATAGCTGGAAAGGATTGCGGTCACGCCTTGCGGTGCCATGTCAACGGACAGGCCGAAGGTGGCGAGGCTGCGCACCTCAAAATAGAAAGCGACAAGTTTCAGAATGGCAAGCTTGATGTCTGCCGGGACCGGATCAAGGTCGGCAATGGGTTTGCCGATGTAGTTCCCGCACCACGTTTCTGCCGCGTCAAGATAGAGCGTGATAAGCTCGTCATCGGCGGCATCATCCACCTGCATATGAGCCTTGGCGAGGTCGAGGCTTACGGCGCTCATGCGTCATTCCCTGAAAAAGTTAAATTCGGTGTCGCTTGTGAAGTGCTCCCCGCGCCGGTCCCCTCAAACGCCGATAAATTGGAGACCACCCCCGGCGTGCGGTAGTTGGACCGACGTTTCGTTACGGCAAGTTCTTCCGGGCTGGGCGCTTCGGCGATTTGCTTCGTCACACGCTCGCGCACTGCATCGGGATCAAGTCCAGCGAGAGTGCATACGGTTTCAAAGTCTCGATTTGGGCGAGTGAGATAGATGCGCGCCTGTTCGATATGATAGATACGAATCTTAGCGGTCTTATCCACGGACATTGAAGGGCCGCGAACTGCTTCATCGATGGTATTCATGAGGACAGCACGCCAAAGAATCTCATGCCCATCCACATGCAGTTCGTCGTCAAACGAGATATCTTCGATATTCTGCAAGGCCATTACGCTGCGGCCTCAATCTTGATGGAATAAATGCCGCGTGCGAATTCGCCCTTCGTCACGCCATAAGCTTCGGCCCAATAGGGATCGAACCGCACGGACAAGGTGAAGAAGTATTCGCCTGCGGTCGTGGGCGTGCCTTCGATGATGAATTGCGTTTTATTCGTGCTGTGCTGTCCAAGCGTCAATCCGGGAGGAAGTTCGCCGGAAGTAATCCCCATCTGGAATTTGTCAGCATAACCAACGGTGTCGTCTACAAGCTTGATGTCCAGATTAACTGAAGCAACATAGCCCGAGCCGACAACGCCAGCGGGCAATGGGCCATGCGTCGGCATAATCGTTACGGTGTTGGTTTGAACATCAGCCTTGGCAACTTTGACTTCGATGATTTCCGCGCCTTCCGACATAATCCAGACTACCGGGTCATGGTGATAGGGTTCCATGATCGGGCGCGGCAAATGGTTCTGAACGACCACATAGGCCGCATCTTGCGCCGGGGTCGTGTCGTTGCCGAAATGAACACGAATAGATGCCTGTTCGTCGGCGCGAATTGCGAGAATGTTGGAAAGAAGATCAACACAGGTCCACTCATTCGGGAGCGCGCCGGTCAAGATGACATCGTTCATTGGATATTCCTTTCAAGGCGCTGCTTGATTGAGTTGTGGCAAGAGGCGCAAAGGGGCTGCCAGTTGGCGCGGTGCCAGAACAGGCGCTTGTCGCCACGATGCGGAATGATGTGGTCAACCACCGTCGCAAGGCGGGTGATCCCGTGGGTTGCGCATTCCCGGCAATGCGGGTGCATGGCGAGGTATTCGGCGCGGGCCTTGCGCCATTCATGGTCATAACCGCGCTTGCGGGCTGAAGGGCGGCGTGCATCATGGCGTGCGTTGCGCTCGCGGGTCTGGGCGCGCTGACATTCACAGATTGCGCCATGGGCGACGATGCGACCACAAGAGCAAATGCGGGGAACGCCGGTCATGCGCTGCCTCCTGCAATTTTGGCCTTGAGGGCGCGAAGCCCGGCACGGTCGAATTCAGGATCAAGGCCAGCTTCGGCATTGCGTGCGGCCTGTTCGGGGTCGGTCTGTTGCGCCGCTTCTTTGCGGCGCGTTAGGACGCCAGTGATCACAAGACGATCTTCATGAGCACGATACGCGCGGTCGATTTCGGTCGGGGTCGCGTTCCATGCCTGTTCGGGCGTCCAGCCAAGCCAGCCGGTCGCCTGTTCGAATTGATGGGCATAGAAGATGGGCCACGTCACAGACTTGGCGCTGCTGGGCGTTGGCACTGCGGCCTTGGCGTCCAACGGTTGGACAGGCGCGGGCATGAGCATAGAAACAAGTTCGATGAGCGGCATGCGAACCGCAGCAAAGAAAGAAGAAAGCGGCCCTTCTGGATGGACGGACAGAAAGGCCGCTGCATCCGCACGACTATTGGCCGTCGCCCGGATGATTTCGGAAATGATGGTGAAGTTACCTTCAGCCAATGCCCGGAACATGGCCGGGAAGCCGAAAGCTGCCTCAAGGGTAACAGCGGCCCGCAAGGTCGGGCGAAGCGTCACGGTGTTTCCACCGTGCGCAATGTTCACCTGTTCGAACGCGGGCCGCTTGTAGGTCATGGATTAGGCCGTTGCCATCTTCAGCTTGCGGAAGACATCGGGGCGGACGACACCGGCGCCGACGCGACGGCGAGCATGGAAGCGGATCATACCTTCGGTTGCCAACAGATACGGGTTCGGGCGAACCTGAAGTTCGATGCGGTCATAGATGCGATAACCGGCCTTGAAGTCGCCGAAGATGATCGGGAATGCGTTCGCGGCTACGTCCGGCATGTCGATGAGTTCGACCACAGGACGGCCAAGAATGGTTTCCGGCTGGCCTGCCTGATAGGACGGCTGCCACAGATAATTGCCGTTGCCGTCCTTCAGGGTGCGGATGACGGCGAGCGTGGTGCCGTTCATCGCCCACGTTCCACGGTTCCGGTATACGCCCGGCAACGAATACATGAGCTTGATAAGGGCGTCGGCGTTCAGGTTTGCGGCATGACCGTTGACGGCGCTGGTGATGCCTGCTTCCTGCATGAAGCCTTTCGGCTCAACTGCGGCGCTGCCATTGACGAAAGCGAGACCTTCCTTGGCACCGAAGTCTTCGGCCAGCGCAAGACGGATTTCAGCCTCGACATCATGGCTGGCATCCTCGATAAGCCAATTGCCGACATCAACGTGCGTGGTCATTTCCTTGACGGAAAACTCCATCTGGTCGAACGTCGGTTCCGATGCTTCGGAAGCAACGGCCTCGCCCTTCCACTTGGCATTCGTCACGGTCAGCCGCTTCGGCAGAATGACGGTGTGTGAGCCGGTCGAACGAACATCGGCAATGCCGCGAACCGGTGAGAATTCGACAAGATTACGGATGAATTCGCCGCTCGTCTCTTCCGGGGCGAGAACATAACCGGGTGCATCGCTGGCAACGGTCAACGCCTTGCGTTCGGTTTCTTCGCCGCGAAGGAAGCTCGCGAAAGCCTTCTTCTCTTCGTTGTCGTTCTGGGCGTTCGGCTGGTTATTATTCGCTGCAAGCGGGCGGTTCGCCTTGGCTTCCAGCTTGTCCACGCGGGCCTTGATGGCCTTCAGTTCTTCAGGGGAAACAACCGGATCGGCTTTGGCTTCCGGTGCATTCTCGATTTCGTTTTCCATATTTTCCTCGATCTGGGATTTGACGATGGTGACGTGCGCGCCGGGATGGACCGGGCGACGGCAAAGGCTGATTTCGTTGACGGTGATGGATTTGAAGACGCGGCCACCTTCAGCACGCGGTTCAAAGCCGGTGTGACGGAAGCCGATGGACAAACCGGCGATCTTTCCGGCTTTCAACTGCCGGTGCGCATCGCGGGCGGGGCCGATACCTTCCACAAACAGACGGCCCTTTACCTCAAGGCCGCTGTCGGTTTCGGTGTAGGTTTCCCAGACGCCGACAACCTGTTTCTGGTCATGCTCCATGACCATCGGCACGCTGTTCGCAAACGCGATGGTGCCTTTTTCGATGACGTCGCCGACGCTATCAGGGGAGCCGAAAGGCCAAGCCATGCCGGTTACGGTGCCAGTGTCGTCAATCGAGACTTCAGCCTTGATTTCGATGTTTTGGGCTTCGTTCATAGGCCGGTCTCCGCAAGGGTTTCGTTGATTGCGGAATCATCGCCAGCCGGGGCTTCGGGCTTGCCGGTCCAACGGGCGTCCAGAATGTCGAAGGCGAGAATGTAGAGTTCCGAAATCAGCATCGAACGGCTGTAAATGCCGGTGAGCTTCTGAGCCTCTTCAGGTGACATGCCACCGCCGATAAGGCCGGTGCGGATGACTTCGGTGAGGTCGAAGAAATGCGCGGCCATCGAACGGAACCGGGCATGAAGCGCCATGATTGCGCTGCCGGTCGTGCGTTCGAGCTCAAGAATCATTTCGGTCGTGAGGGCGAAGGTCTTTTCGCCGTCACCGAAAAAGGCGGTGTGCTGCATTATGCTGCTTCCTTCGGCGGCTGGCGATCTGCCGGGTCGGTCGTGGTCGTGGTCACATAGGGGTTGGCGAGTTCGTCACCGCCCGGAAGCGCGGGCAAGTTCATTGCGGCGCGGACTTCGTTCGGGGTCATGGCGCGCATGGCGACAAGCTTGCCGAAGATTTCGGCCCGGCCTGCGGCGTCGGCGCGCTGAAGGTCATCGATGACGAATTCGAAATAGAGCGTGTCGCGCTCTTCGTCGGTGAGAAGCACGGTCGCATAGGCGTCCTGCCATTTGTCGAGCCAAGGGCGAAGGCAAAGCTGAAGGAAGCTTGCGGCCATCTGTTCCGCGTTGCTCCACGTCGCACGCTCAAGCTGATAGAGCATGTGCGGGGGAACACCGAAGATGCGGGCAACTTCGTTGATCTGTTCCAGACGGTTTTCGATAAACTGCGCATCGGTGCTGGCAAGTGCCATCTGCTGATAGCGATAGCCGTTCGGGACAAAGAGCGGGCGGTTCTGCTTGCTGCCGCTGAAGGCCGCACGCCAATCCCGCATAATGTTAGAAATGGTTTTCGTGCCCGCGTCGGTGTCGGGCACGTTGTTTTCCGTCCAGAACATGCCGCTGGGGCGTGCGCCGTCGCTGAAGAGGTTCGAGGTATGCTTTTCAAGGGTCAGGCCGATGCCGATGGCTTCGCGGCCAAGCTTGACCGGTGAGACGCCAGCGAAGGCCGGGATATAGAGAACATCGCGATAGGAAAGCCGGGCCTGTCCGCGCTCGGTCGATACCAGATAGTAGGGTTCGCCATCGTCTTCACACTGGCGTTGCACCTTCGAAGGGTCGAGGCGGTGAAGCTCAAGCGGGCGGTCATCGGATGCGCGGACAACCTGCGCAAAGCCAGCGCCGTGAAGCAGGGCATCAACCGTGAGGTCAATGCGAAGCTGCCCGGCGCTGGTCCATTCGTTTGCACGGCTATGAGTGATCTTATGGGCGGGGTGATCCTTGGCCGCTTCCTTGCTGTCGCCGGTTTCCCGGTAGAGCTTGCAAGGAACCGATCCAACATTTTCAGAAATCAACCGGACGGCATGAAGAACTGCCGGAACGCGCATCGCGGAGTTGCTAGAAACGACAACGCCGGAAGTAGTAGGCAGCGCGCCGAATAGTTCGGCGATGGCGGGATCGCTGAGAGAATATGCCTTTTGCTCTACCGGAAAGCCGAGCGCTTTCTTCGCACTTGATACAATACCGGCAAACACCATGCATTCCGTCCTCAATTAACTTGAAGACAGAATCTCACATTAGGATTCGCTTGTGAATCCCCAATTATGATTATTTTCCTACTTATAGGAAAATAATCAGATTATGACGGAAAGCGTGTTGCGTGCCAGCGCATAGATAATAGTTATCGCTGTGGTGCTGCCCATCAAAATGAGCCAAATTAAAATTAGGAAGAATAGTATTCTCTTCCAAGTGGATGACTGAATATGCCAGTCGCGATATCCGGAAGTCGCGAACTCTATAAGGAATGCAAAAATACTGAAGGACAGTGCGATAAACACACACGCGAATACCGCGGATGCATTGAACAAAGCCCATCTTATTAAATACGATTCAAAGGAGCCGTTACTTGGATACTCATCGCGTAATCTGTAGGTCAATACAGCGGCCAACGCCAGAAAGCCTAAACGGGTTAGCGCACCAGCAAAATCAGAAATCTTCTTAAGGTTTTCAAGCTTGCTGAAATACAGGTAAATTTTCCCCATTATCCTCTTTCTTCACCGCAAGTGCGCAAGATCGAGAAGAGGATAGGCGATTGCATTCACAAGCTCAACGCGCTGTTCAAGGACACCCTGTGGAAGAATGCCGTAAATGCCGGTCGTGCTGGCCTTCGTGTGGCCGAGAATGAAGCCGAATTGCTCATCCAAATATCCGGCACGCCGAAGAGCGTCCGCAACTCCGTGACGGAAACTATACAGCGACAAGCCGCGTCCGTTCTTCATACCGATACGAATGAGGTATCGGCCAAACTCACGGCTGAAATCTGCAATCATCTGGCCGCGTGAGTTTCGTTCTGCAAGCGGAAACAGCCGTGACTGTCCCGCCTTCTTCATGCCAGCGTGGTAATCGAGGAAGCCGAGTTTTATAAGTTCCTTGTGAACCGGCACAACGCGCATAGAACCTGCCGTTTTCACCGACTTGTCACCGTCACCTTCGGTCGTGATATGCATGATCCAATAGCCGTGCTCTTCGCGAACATCATCAATCGCAAGCTGCGCAATTTCTGCCGGACGTGCGCCGGAATAGAGCATAATCAGCGGAACCCAATAGCGATGGTCGCGGATTTTCACATTGCCGGGTTTGGCAACATTGCGCCATTCGTCGGCGCTCTGGCATCCTGCGAACAGCGGGGAACGAAACAGGGCATTCATCTGGTCATTGGTGAAGGGCAGGGTGCTTTTCTTCTTTTCCTTCGCCAGTGACATGCCTTCGGTCGGATTGATGTCGATATAGCCATGCGCGACAAGCCAATTGCAGAATGCGCCTAGACTTGAAAGATAACGGTTGACGGTGCGCGGCGTCAGGACAGGCTTTCCAACTTCCTCGTTATGCTTGACGATTTGCGTGATCTTCATGCCAGCAAAAGCTCTCGTCTCCGTCGCCTTGACCGGGTATTTCATCAACAACGCCTTCCATTCCCGGACGGCCTTCTTGTCAATGCGATGAATAGGGCAGGTGCTGCCGACATAATCAACAAAGGTTCCAATGTCGCGGCGGGCTTGAGCAAGCGTGTCGGCGGTGATGCTGTTGGGATTTTCGCGCTCATAGATCGCGAAAATTTCCATGATGGTTTCGCCCGGCGCGGCTGTCTCGCGAACCCTTCCAGCTACTGGCTTAACGATGGGGTCTTTAGGGGAGCCGGTGAAATCGCCCTTGTCGCGCTCAATGGTTCGATGCAAACCTTCGATTTCTGCCCGCATCATGAGGGTGCAAAGCTCGCGGTGTTCGTCGGAACCGATACCGACAAGCAGACGATGGCGAGCAATGAAAGCTTGCACGGCTGGTTCAATCAACTTCGCATCGCCGGACGTGAGCGCTACCTTCAAGGCGTTTAAGCGACGGGCGCGAAGGTTCGCGTCGTCAGTGCGGGCGCGAAGCATAAGCTCATAGTCGGTATAAGCGTTGATCATGCCGAAGAAATTATCGGACGTGATTTCGCCCATGTCGATGCGCCTATACAGGCGTTGAAGTTCCGCGTCGGTTTGATCGGGCGTCGGCATGGTGCGCTGCTTGCGGTCATAAACGTCCAGCGTGTTCTCGTAGTGCTGCCAGACGGCCACGGCTTTGTCGTCGGCGGTTATGTCGCGACGGGAGCGGATATCGTCAAACTCGTTTCGCCACGCCTCTATGACGGGCCATAGGCGCTTTTTCGCTTCGTTCTCGTCCTTCGTGCGGAGCGACTTTTTGCGCACCTCGCTGCCGACATTGGCAATCAAATCAACCGGTATATCGATGCGGGCATAATAGGTGCCGTTGCGTCTTTCAAGGTAGGTCAGGCGGGCCAT